AAGAGTTAGATTGATTGGTAAGATAGAAAACAATCAAGACAGGGGTCAAACTGCTAATGGAGCAGCAGCATATTATGTTGTGAATGGGTCTACACCAGATAAGAATGTTACAATATCTGGAGGCTCTGCTGGAATAGCCGTAATGTTAAACCCAACAACCAATGTTGGATATTATTTTGAAATCGCAGCACTTGGTCTAAACAAGTTATCAGAAAAAGAAAAACAAAATGTTCAAAATGTTCTATTCTATAAGATTAGGTCTAATGAAGGAAAAGCCATTCCCGTTTCTTTATATAAGGGTTTGGCTAAAATTATTGTAGACGATGGAAAGTTTACTGGCCAGTCAAGACTATTTGCTGAAGAAAATCCAACGGTATATGATCTAGCAGTAGAATATGAAAACATAGGAAAAATAAGAAGATTCTATTTATATATAAATGGTACTATGGTAAAGACAGTAGATGATCCAGATCCATTGCCAGAGTATTCAAATATTGCACTATTTACTAGAGGTTCTTCAAGAGCAATGTTTGAGAATGTCTATGCTTTGTGTAACAACTACTCACAGAACACATCTTTCTCTTTAGGAACTATTGTAAACTCTGTGTTTGCAGATTCTGATATTGATGCAAACAATTCTTTTAGAAAATATGCTCTTAGTGGGCTTATCCAAAATACTTACCTTACAGGGATTGGTTCCTCCGAGCCACCAAAATATAATATTTATTTTGAAGAGTTTGGAAGTATAATGAGAGAAGTGGCAGAATTTAGTTTTAAATATGATAAAGCATTCCCAGCCCTTACTGCAAAAATTTCTCCTACATTTAATAGAGTAAAAGGGTTTGTTGTTTCTGGATTTAGAGCAGGTTCTTATGGGGCAGAGTTTTTAATATTTAATGCAACAGATACTGCTCTTAACTTAGATGAGACTAGTGGTAACTATTTAAGAATTCAGGGAATCACCTTTACTCAGCAGTCAAGCAATACTTTAACAGTTGATCAATACTTTACAAAAAATAGTGTTATGTCAGATCCAAAATTTGTTGCAGATAAATTAATTTCAAACCCATTTAAATTTAAGTTAGACTATGAAGATATTAAGTTTAGCAGGATGCAGCATGGTAAAAAAGATTTTTCTTTAGACGCTGCCTATATTCAATCACAAGATGAAGCATCAGAACTAATGAAATGGATTGTTGCAAAAATATCAAAACCAAGAAAGTCTTTAGGTGTTAAGATATTCTCTATACCAACAATTCAACTTGGAGATATTGTAAGTCTAGACTATAAAGAAAATGGAATAGATATCGCAGCAGACTCTTCTAATAGATTTGTTGTGTACAATATTGATTTTTCAAGAAGTACTAATGGTCCAGAGATGCAATTATTTTTAAGTGAGGTAATCTGATGGCAGACACAGGAGCATCAGCAACAGCAGGAATTCCAGATCCAGTCAAAACAAATGCATCTGACGCTATAAAAATTGCAACACCCGACTTGCTTATATTTGGAGAAGAAGTTGTTGCTATTGAAGTAATGACAGATCTTATATTTGAAGATATAGGTGGTTTTGAACTTGCAACAATATCTAGGCACGATTTAGTAAATGGTCAGACTGTAATGTATGCACCAATTAAAAATTTGACAGATCTTTATTTACAATACAATCCAAACAATGTTTTAAGGCTTCAGTCATCTGAATCATATTTTAAATCTTTATCTTTGTCTATTTTTGATCACATACCTATTTGTGGCACTGGATATGATATATCTCCACCAGAAAGCAACCCAAATGAAGAAGATAAAACTAAGTGGACAAAAACACCAAACTGTAAATCTGTCTATGTAGATCCAATAAGCGGAGACTTGGTTATTAATCTAATTAATTTTAAAGAAAATGAGCAGGTAGAGGTACAGATTCTTACTAATGGAGAAATTTTTAATGATACAATATACAATGGGAGTAATTAATGATAACTAATATAGGTAAAAATCTTTTAGCCAAATATCTTGTAGGCCAGACCGAATCATATGCCTCACACATTGCTGTGGGCTGTGGACCCACCCCAGTGGCTTCTGACGGTGTCTTAGGAGACTATGCATTAAAGAAATCCTTAGACTTTGAAATGTTCCGTGTCCCGATTATCTCAAGAGGTTTTGTAAATGAAAACGGTATAGATAAGGTAGTCCTCACAGCAGAACTACCAACAGAAGAAAGATATGAGATAACAGAGGTTGGCGTATTCTCTGCTGGATCAAACCCAATTGCTGGATCTTTTGATAGTAGAAACATTTATTCTTTTGCAGAGTCTGATGGTTGGTTGTATCAGCCATTTGGTTCTTCTGCAACTACGATAGAATCAGTATATGAGCCATTAGATGGTGTTTCTGAAAATGGTATTATAAATCAGTCCCTTAATGTTTTTAAGACAAATGCAGATAACAGGATTTTTACAAATCAAAATAGAGTAGCAAGAAATGAAAGATGTAGGTTCTTAAACAATATAATTGCAATAGTTGGAAATGATTCCACTCTAACAAGAAACTCTTCAGGAAACCTTGATGTTGGAACTGGTTCTAAATATATTAGGCTTAACCAGACTTCAGTAGATTTTACAAAAAACAGCCCTCTAGATGAATTAAGACTATCATTTTCTGTTGTAAGTAAAAATCCTGGCCCAAGCGCAGTGCCAGACAATGTTAAGATTTTGTTAGAGTTTTCTTACATTGGAACAACTTCTACTCAAGAATATGCTAGATTTGAAGTAGATATTGATGATCTTGGGTATAGTGCTGGCACATCAACAGATAAAAGAAACCTTTCTACAAATAGATATATTGTCGCAAAAAAAACAATTGAAGATTTAAACAAGACAGACAACTTTGACTGGAGAGAAGTGACTGTGGCAAAGATTTATGCATGCGTAACTGATGCAGGATCTCCATCTAATCTGTTTTATATTTGCTTAGATGGACTAAGATTAGAGAATACAACATCTACAAATTCCTTGTATGGTCTTACAGGATATTCTGTAATTAAAAATGTAGGTTCAAAACCAATCATAAAATCAGCAAACACAACAAACTATATTGAGTTTAGGTTTGCATTGGATGTTGGATAATGTCAGACACTGGAATTAAAAATATTGTAATTAAAAAAGAATTGCTTGGTAAAGTAACTTCTTCAAACTCAAGAGTCGTTAGATTTAGGATTATTTCAGAAGATCAAAATAGAAAATCGGCATTTTCAAAAATTTTTATATCTGATTCAGAGGCGGTAATTGCTGGTACAGGAGATGTCAATGTTATTGGTAATACCATTTTTGTAAACTGGTCCGTTGGTCAGTCATCAACACAAATAGCGTATGACATTTTTGCAGGATTTGATGGAGCAACACCAGTATATATGGGATCCACAGTATCACAAAATTATTCTTTTTTAAAAAGTGGAACACAGTCTGTAAGAGTAGTTGTTCAGATTTCTTCTATCAATCCAGCACTTGCAGACGTATATGATCAGGACAATGTAAGAACAAATATCTTGGAAGTCTATTCCAAAACGAAGGGTCTGGTATAATTAGAGTATGGCAATTTTACCAGTACCAGAACGAGGACAGCCTTTAGACGTAACATATATTTATCAGATTGTTAAGGCTGTTAATGATTTGTCAACTGCATCATCTACCTCAATAAATAAATATGTTACAGTAGATACTCCAAACGCAGGAAAACAAAGTGTAAAAACATCAGAAGCACGAGTAATTGGAGGGTATGTCTCAGTAACAAAAGGAGATAATCAAACTGCTGGATCGACAAAAGATTTTTCTTACTCCTTTCCTACTGAGTTTAAGTTTGTACCTGTAGTTACAGCAACTCCAGTTAGCACTGGAACTGCATCAGATGCTGGTAAAGATGTAGTTGTTACACTTTCCAGCATAACAACTTCAGGCCTAGAGGGATCAGTTAAATTCAACCTTGGTGGAATCACAAATGTTGGTATTAACTTTATTGCAATAGGCATACCTAACTAATGATTTTTTGTAAAAAATGCAAAGGAAGAATGTTTCTAGATAGACAATATACAGAAATAAATAATCTGGAAATGTACTGTATGTCTTGTGGTGCACGATCATTTTTTCATCCACCAAACAATTCTCAGGAGGGCCGATGGCTGTTAAAAAGGGAACATTTGAGCGCGAAGGCTACAATGTCCTCCCTGTAATTCCAGGGAATAAAAAGGTTTGGTTTCTTAATGGAGACCTTGTAAGGATTCATCACATAAATAGATCAAACGGAATAATGTCTGTTTATAATATTACAAAAGACCAAATAGAGAGTTGTTTGATTGGTGACTTTAAAAACAAAAGAGAGAGAGCCTACACTGTAGGCCAGACTGCTGATTTAGTTAATCGTCATAAAAAATATATGCCAGACCTTATGAAGCGTGGAGTTATACCTTTTCCAATGGGGTCTCAAAAGGGTGGGGCGAGAGGATTTCAAGTAAGGTCATATTACTCAGAATCGCAAGTAAAAGAGATACGTGATATACTTGCTACACACCATATTGGCAGACCAAGAAAAGATAAGTTAATTACTAATGATATTACGCCTAGTAAACAAGAGTTGACACGAAGAATGGGCGATG